GTCGAGCGTGACCGTGCGGACCACGTCCGACTCGCTCGGCGTATCCGTCACGCGCGCGTCCACGGCTGCAATGGCGTCCGATCGTGCCACCAACGCCGCAAACGCCGTCGACTCGTCCCATAGATCAAGTAACGTCACGGCTGCACCGCCAGCGCCCGTATCTCACCTACTGCGTCAATCAATGCGTGTGCATTTGCGACAGTGCGATCACCGCAGTACACCGCCGCCGCTTTATACACCGTCCGCAGCTTATCGCGCTCGGCTTGCATGTGCGACAGCTCCTCGCGCAGAGTGCAGACGTATTCGAGAATCCCTGAGGCGTCGAGCGGATCGCCGTGATCGTCTACCATATCGCCCCACTTCTCTGCGAGCACGTCCCGCTCCGCTTCCGCCGCCTCCGCTCGCTGGGTGAGGGCGACAGTGTGCTTGCATATCTCCACGATCTGCTCTGCGCGTACGTTGCCAACCAGCATCACATTGCCTTGATGAGAGGCGGCAATTGCGTGCAGCAGCCCGACTAAAAAGTCTAAATGTTTAGTCGGCTCACTCATGCGCGGCTCCGGTCGTAGGCTGCACCGCCAGCGCGGCGTCGATGCGAACGACAATAGGGCACATCTCGTCAGACTCGTGAAAGTCCTTGCCGGGGCCGTGATCCAGCGTGTCGCACGTGCGAGCGCACATCCGCAGTAGCTTCCGCAGCGCATCGCGCTCGGCGCGGGCTTGATCGCGCTGCCCTTCCGCGATGATGAGCGCGTCATGCAACGCAGGGGCGGCGGCGAGTTCTGCATCGCGTTCGGCTTCCGCCGCCTCCGCTCGCTGGGTGGCGAGGGTGAGGGCGGTGACCAACTCTGTTTCGTTCATTGACACGCCAAACGTTTCAGACGAATACCCTTCGCGCCACAACTCAGGCTTGTACTGACACAGCATGCTTCCGCCTTCGTCGTACCAGTATTGTGTTTCGCTTGACTGGTAAATGATCGTCGGCTCACTCATGCGCTGGCCTCCGACTCGTAGTCGAGATCAAGCACCGGACCCGCCGCGTGGTACAGCGCCGCCGTCGCCCGGACGTCTTGCAGGCAATAGCCCGCGATCTCGTAAAACTCGCCGCGCGCGAACATCGGCCACACGCTCGCGCCCGACATCCCTTCCGTTTTGCCGCCAAGCCCGAACGCCTCCGCCCACTCGTTCAGCCCTTCGCCGCGAACCGGCGCCTCCCAGTTCGTGAGCATCGCTTTGACGTCGCAGTGCGGGTGCGTCTGGTACTTTCGGAACCACGCGCGCACCGTCGACGGCCGGATCGGCACCGGCACCCTGAGCAACAGCGACCGGATGAGCAAGAACCGGAGATCCCAGCTGCCGTTCCACGTCACCACCCGCCCGTCGGCATCCGCGACAATTTCCCAGACCTGCTTTAGCGCTCGCGCCTCGCTGCCCTCCGTCTGGGCCATGATCATTTGTTCCGACGGCCCAATCTTCAGCCCGACACAGAACACGCGGCCGATCCGCGGGTTGAGCGAGCACGCCTTCACGCGATCAGCCCGCCACGCCGTCACGTCCGCGTCGCGCCACCGCGCAATCGCGTCGTCGGTTTTGTAGTTAGCCGGTGGCGTCCGATCGAGCGCCGGGTACGGCGTCTCGAGCGACGCGATCAGCGGCACCGTCTCGATGTCCAGCACGACCGGCGCCATTAGCGCGCCCCCCAGATCATCGCTCGGACCGCCGACGCCATCATATAGATGCAGGCGCCCGCCACCATCACCACGGCCGTTTGCCGGATCGCGCCCGCCAGGACTGCCCGGACCGCGCTGTCGTTCAGTAACTCCACCATTGTCGTATCTCCGTCCGCGAGGGGAAAGGCAGCCGCGGCTACGGCTGCCCCTTTAACGTACGCCATTGCTGCTAACTGTCAATAGTACAGCTAATTACTCGGCGTCATCCATCTCGCCCGTTTCTTCGAATAAGTCAACCGTATCCGATTCGTCTCGGCCACCCTCTTCGGCGATCTCCACGTTCTTCACGGCCTGCCGAAAGTACGACGCCTTCAGTTCGGCCCCGACGCCGCGCCGGCCCATCATCACCGGCACATACACTTCACTGCCTACGCCCATAAACGGAGTAAACACGGTTTCTCCCGGATTGCTCCACAACTGCACGATCCGCTCAATGACGTCGAGTTGCAACGGATGTACGTGCTTTTCGTCATCCACGTCCTTGGCGTCACGAAACGGCAGCACGCGCTCAATCCGCACGTCATCCCAAAACGCCGACGCGTACTGCCGCCAGATCCAGTGCGAGTATCGGTTTTCGGTCTGCTTGCCCGTGTACCCGCGGAACTTTAGCACGTCCTTCGGGATCTCGCGCCGGCCGGCGTAGGACATCATCCCCACGGGGTGAGCAATAGGCACCGGGTTCTCACCAGACCGACGGAACACTAGCAGGTAGTCGGCCGACGCAACGCCGCACCGTGACGCGTCGTCGACGATCGTCTTGTGCGCCAAGTTCTTCGCCATCGTCCGCAGACGGACGTGCAACGGCTCTTTCCATACCGAATACCGCGCGACGTATTTCCACCCGCACGCCTCATGCAGTCGGATAATGTCGCCAGGGAAATCCCTCAGTGTGTCTCCCTTGCCGCTATTGCTGTTCGGGATGTCCATGCAATGCACGGCCGACATTCGGCCCGGCATAGTAACCCGATGCAGCGCCTTGACCACGTATTCGTAGTGCGCAAAAAACTCGTCGTAATCGCTGCTGTTTGAGAGATCGCGCTCATCGCTGCTGTAGTTATACAAACCGCCAAACGGCGGAGAATACACCGACAGATGCATCGACGACTCTGGCAATGCGTTCATAACCTCGACGCAGTCCCCATTATATATGGCGGATCGGTCGCTTATACGGTTTGGCAAAGCCATGACGGCACCTCAAAAGTAGGAGTCTGACGGATGGGGCGATGCAGAGACATCGCCGAGGTCATTTCTTTCACCAAACGCAAGAACATGGCGTCGGCGTTGTTTTGCTTGCGCTGTAAATTTTTGAGCACTTCCCGCTCGCCTTCGCTGGACACCACGTCCACGACCACGGGTCGGGTCTGACCGAAGCGCCACTGCCGGCGCACGCTTTGGTAGTACTGCTCGTAGCTGTGGCTTGGAAACGTCACCATGTGCGCGCAATGCTGGAAGTTGAGCCCCCACGCGCCGATCTTCGGCTTCGTTACAAGCACGCGGACCTCTCCACGCTGGAACGCCAACAGCTTGCGCTCCTTCTCGTCGTCCGAGTCATCGCCGGAAACTTCCACCGCGTCAGGAATCAACCGGGACAGAAGGGCCGACTCTTCGTTTAAATGACACCATACGGTTGCGGGTTCGGTATGCGCGTTGACCAGTGCGGCCGCGTACTCGCATCGCTCTGGTATGGTCCGCTTGCGCTCATCTCGTTGTTCCTTCAAACCAACCGCCGGCAACGCAAACAGCATCCCGTCCGCGAGTGTTGACGACGACACGGTATGCTGACGCTCGACCAGCTCCGGAAGCACGTTGAGTCCGTTCTCAAACCCAATGTCAGACGGTTGCCGCATCGCCCGCGCCCAGGAGCAGACCCACCGCCAAAACGCCGTCTCGGCGTGTCCCTTAAACCGCCATTGAATAGACTTGCCGCCAATCCGGCCCGTCGCCGAATTGTTTAAGTCGTTCCGGAAGAACTTGTTCAGCATGTCCATATGGCCGAGATAGCCGAGTGCTTCCGACGACGTGCCCAGCTCGGTAAAGTCGTTCGGCGCCGCGGTGGCCGTTGCCAATAGCCGATACGGACGCTTCCGAAGGAACTGCGTAATCTCGGATCGGCGCGCGCCGTCAAAGTTCTTAAGGATTGACGATTCGTCGCACACTACGCCCGCAAAGTCCTGCGGGTTGAATAGGTGGAGACGCTCGTAATTCGTGATCGTGATGCCACGGTGCGCGGTCCCGTCCTGCGAACGCTTGGCGCCAATGCCGAACTTTTCCGCCTCGGTGACAAACTGCGCGCCAACGGCCAATGGCGTCAGGATTAGCACGTTGCTGTTCGTTTCCCGTACGACGTTCTCTGCCCATACAAGTGCCATCGGCGTCTTTCCCAGTCCGCAGTCCGCGAACATAGCGGAGCGACCCTGTTCTACCGACCATCGGACAAGCGATTGCTGGTAGTCAAACAACCAGTCCGGCACAAACGACGGAGAAAACCCCATCCGAGTCGTATCGTGCATCTTTTCGTCGAGAAAGGTTGAGTAGTTCACGTACTCACCTTCTCATCGGTCATCAGCTTTGCCATTGTCTCCCCTCTAGTCCGCGTGAAAACAGCCGCGGCTACGGCTGCCCATCTAAAGTACGTCGTCTGGATTAACTGTCAAGGGCGATCGTGCCACCGGAAGCCCTAGCGCTCGCCTCCGAATCGGATGAATCCACGGCACGGCCTGCTCTTTGTCGGCTCGATGCGGCTTCACCGTCTTTTTGCGCGGCTCGTGCGTGACCGCGCCCACCGTATACGCTGTGATCTGCCGCTCGCCGACCATCACATACGATCGGCCCAGCTTGCGCGTGTTTGCCAAATCCCCGCACGCCGTCCGGATACTCTTCGGTGGGACGTGCGGCAGCAGCTCGGCGAGCTTGGCCGTCGTCAGCGGCCCGTGTTGGCGTATCGCGGCCAGAATCGCCGCCCCGATCGTCTGCTTTTTTTGGGCCGGCGCCGGATCGTGACGGCATTGGTCGATCGGCGTCCACTGACTCCGCGAGCCCTTCATACCTGGCGAACGCGCCGTCGCAACAGCCGCGACCGTGCCCGCCTCAATAACGGCGCCCCGCGGACGGTCGCGACCGGCTGCGATCTGGCGGAACCGCTGGTCGACCGCGTCCCAGCTCGCCAGCACTTCCCCGCCGGTGATCTTCCGGACCAGATACTGCTCATCGTGGACCAGCGTGATCACCCGGCGGTCACGGTACGTCACGTAGTCTTGATCCGTCATTCGCCGAGCTCCGCCTTGAGCCGGCGGACCGCCGCGTTAAAGATCTTGAGGATCACCGCCTCCGTCTCCGTCGCGTACGCCGCCGCCGTTTTAATGCGCGGCTTGTAAATCTCCGCGTCGCGTGCGTTCCGCGACGCTAAAATCCTGAGGGCGCCCTCGTCCTTGGCGTGCCGGTGCAGCGCCGCCGCGGCCTCGATGATCTCTTGCCGCATCTTGTGGACCGTCCGTTCGCTGGTCATACGCCCTGCCCGGTAAGTGTGCGTTTCTT